GAGGATACCCGTCAAGTTGGCTCCGACGCCATCTCCATTGAGGATTTGATTATCAAGCCTCTGCAGCAAGGAGAAGCGCAGCCGGTTGTCCAGGTAGCTGGAAACCTGCGCCACGTCTTCGAGCTGCTCGTCCGTCACGGGGATGAACACCGCGACCTTTTTCACTGGTGAGCTCTTCTCTTCCAACGCGAATGCGTTTTCAGGATACGAGCCACCCTCAGCGGTTTCAGCCGCATTGTTGGTGAAGGTTGTCTCCTCCATGTAGACGATGGCGGCCTGGGCCGTAGAGGACCCAGGGATCAAGTCGATGATCTGGATAGGGCGAACTGCCTTCTCCACCAATCGACCAGTGCGTAGGCTCTCAGGAGCCCAACCAGCTGCAGTCTCGAAGAGCGTCTTGATGTTCACGCCTTCCGGCAGAACCGCATCAGAACCTTTCTTCAAGTACGCTGCTGATTTCAGGAAGGCTTCCCCGAACGTCTGGAAGACAACTTCCTTCTTTTCACCAGGCTCAGGATGAGCAATGCCACGCGCTTTTTCGAGTGCCGCTTGGCGATCATTGCTGGCTTTGCTCGCCAACTCGACGCCTTCAAGAGATTCAATCTCCTTGGCCTCAAGTTCGAGCTCGCTGTTCATCTTCCGGATGGTGGCAACCTTTTCGGCTGACGTTCCGGAGACAGATTTCACATTTTCCATGTTGAGGTCGTTGCCGGCCTCTTCAAAGATTTTGTGGAGGTCTGCTTGCTTTTTAAGGAACGCTTCACGCAACTGCTTCAATTTGTTCATTGGTCTCCTCTTAGTTTGTTGGCGCGGAATCTTTCGTACCGCAACCGTTCTTTCAACGCTTCGCTGTCACATTGTGGAATCAGGATTCCTTTCAGTGCAACACTCGCAGCGTCCAGGGCCTCACTCAGCTTGAGTAGACGTTCCCTGTTTTCTTCAGACACCTTGCGTCCTTCCTTCGCACGCAAGTCAGCAAGCGACTTCGCACGATCCGTCAGAGACATCACAGCACCAAGAGCTGCTTCAGCCTCATCACAAAATCTTTTTCCCTCTTCTGGTTCATGGTTTTGAGGTGGTGTTGCATCACCATCTTCCCTCAACTCAGGAGGTTCAATGTCTGCATCACGCAAGTGCGCAGCAAGGTGGTTGTACACCGCACGCCTATCGCCTTGAGGAACATCAACACCACCACGCGCTCCGTTCAACGCCCCAATGGCGGCAATGAGTCCCCGCACATTAGCAGAGCCAGGAGTGCCATCGGCATCAACTTCATGATGAGGGAGCTTGTAAGATGACTTAGAACCTTCCTCACCACGAGGATCACGCCAGGCGAAAATCTTAGAGTAGTATGCTTGGTTTTCATCTGACCTCGCATTCCTTATTGCTGTTGGGCCACTCCATGCCGTTTCGACAACAGGAGTTTTATGGGATCGCAAGGCTCCCTTGTTTTCCTTCACAGCTAAGGTGCCAGTGTCTTGTCCAGCACCAACAAGCACAGGCGATACCTCATGCACCTTCAACCCAGGCTCTCCGTCCTCTGTGGGCTTGAGGAATCTGACTTGCTGACCTTCCCATTCGCCCTGGGCCGCGCCACCTTCCTTGATAGTGAATCCGTAAGACCATTCCTGCAATGGCTGTCCTTTCTGCAAGTCGAACTTCAAAGCGTTGAACCAGTCACGTGCAGCAGGGATTTCCATATTCATCTGGATTTCCGCAATAGCCTTTCCGTCTTCCTCTCTGACCAGGCCCTTGCCGATGGGGACATGGCCCCAGTTGTGCGTCGGGAGGACAACAACGTCTTGATTGCCAAACGCTCCTGAAAGCGTGACATCACCATCTTTGTCGCGAACATTAAGAGTGGCAATCACTGCTCGCACCAGGCCTTTGTCTGAGACTTCCTTAATCTGGAATACCTTCTTATCCATTATGCCTCCCCTGCAAAAATAGGAACGATGTCACGTGTACCATTTGGATGTTCTTGTGCGAGCAAAGACCGCGCTTCATCAAAGCTAACTTCCTGACCATTGAGGTCTTCACATTCTTGATCAGTCGGGCCCAATCTTGCATCAATGATCATGACCCTAGCAACACCTTCAAGTTCCTTGTAAGCTCGCAAGGCTGATTCAGTTTGCGCGAACCTTGTTTCAGTGCGAGCAATTATTTCAGCGCGAACTTCGGGGCTTGACCATGGACCTGAGGGCACAATGTCACGCAACCGTCTTGCGGTAGCATCAACACCAAGCCCTTCGCTCCTAGCTTGAGTGAGCACTTGGAATGCTCTATCGCGCAGTGATTCATTCAAGTCAACAAGCCCTGCTCTGCTGCCACCAAGGCTCAAGATTTCAAGTTGCACAGTATCAGGAAGCCTGACACCAACTCCGATGCCGCCTAGAGCCTCCACAGTCTGATTGAACACATGGACATAGTGGCTACCGAAAATTCCCCTTAACTCATTGCGGAACTTCGGCAAGTCAATAGAGGAAAATATAACTTCAACCCGCAACTCATCCTCATCAGCTTTAGGAATCTCCGCGTACGCTCGCGCGAGAGCGTCACCCATACGCTTGAAGAAGTCTACAAGTCGGGATTGCAAGCCTCTCTGCAAAGCTCTCCGAACTCTATCGGAAGCTCTGAGCAGTTGTGTTTGCCGGCGAGTAAGACGTTTGGTGTTGATTGACTTAGATTTTGGCGGTTGAGGCTCTGTGGATGGCGTAGGAACTTGAGCAGGAGCAAAGTCAGCTTGACGTTCATTGACCCCAACCTCTATGGCGGCTAGTGGCCTCAAGAAAATTTCATCAGTTGGTCTGACTTCAAGCCCTGACAACTCACGCGCTTCTGCTATCGTCATCCATCCACCACGCACAGCTCTCTCAATCCTTTCCGCTTGCTGGTTCAAGTCGTCTTGCATCGCCCTTACGCCTGTGACATCAAAGATGACCTCATCGCCAGGAGACTCATCAAAGTCAGGAAGCAGCGAGCGTGTAAGCTCTGCCGCCATTGAAGATTGCATGGGAAGTATCCCGCCTGTCCATGCGAGTCTTCGCATTTCCTCCATCGTGGCTCCAACCTTAGTTTGCTGAAGCCCAGTGCCGAAGCCGACTATGGCTGCGGGGATTCCCAGGAGAGCACACACCCTTTCCTCAGACAAGTCGCGCACTGCGCTGAGGTCCATCTGGTTGGGTGGGAAACCGAAAGCCTCAACATCAGTGGCGGCACCAAGCACTAATGGCTCGCCGCGCCTGTCGCCAGAAAATTTAGTCTTGATGTATTGCTTAGTGGATTCGATGTCCTCCGGAGAAAAGGAAACGTCCTTTTGCGGGGAAATGACCATGCCAGGAACTCCAGCATTCCTCAAAAGAGAGGCCACATAGTTGCTTGCCTCATTGTCCATAAAAACTTCGCGCAGCGCGGACCCAAGGGGTGAAAGGCCCTTCCTTACATTGCGCGGGTCAATACCATTCCGGAGGTGCACCACATCTTCAATTTCAAGCCTCAACGCCATCGAGCTGGGCTTGTACTCATAATAGCTGATGAAGTCGTTGTTGTTCCACTTTGGTTCAATCATCCAATGCGGCACATACCAAAGTTCCACCACCGCCCCAGCACCATTGCGAACCTTGATCCAATAAGCATTCCCATCAAGACAGAAACTTAAAATTGTTCCGGTCCAAAGTGACTGCCCTGAGTAAAATTTGTTGGGCATCCTTGTCAACACCGCCAAAGGATGCTCATGATCAATCTCACTTTCATCACCAGATTTCTTTTTGACTGCAACAGAGGCTTCCGGGAAGTTCCTTGAAAGCCAAAGTATCGGAGCCATCACAACATTGCTATTGAGGCCATCACCAACTTCCTTAGCATAATCAAATTTGGTGTTCGGCATTACGAGTTGCAACCAGGAGTGCTGCTGACCACGATCGTGGATCATTGCCTGGAGAGCCTTCTTGAGAAACTGGATCATATCACAGGCCTCCACTTTCCACCTTTGGTGAGCAATCCACTGGCCATGATTATCGCAAGCCCCAAAGCATCAGCCTTATCAGGGCTCTTGCCTAGACGTTTCTTCATGTCCTCCTTAGACTCAACTTTGATCCTGCCGGCAGAGTCGTGTCCGTACTTCACAGAGCTCAACTCAGCTTGAAGCTCCATATCCTTGGGCAAGGAGATGGCCTGGGGATTGTCAGGATTGAGAGCTTCGCGCACCATGAACCAAACTTGGGAACGTATGTTCAGGTAACGCTCATCCTCATCCTTGTTGCCCACAGGAGACTCAGCAACATTCACTCCGGTGACGGGTTCCTTCAGCTCCATGAGCCTGTCAACAACCCCAGCGCCTATTCCAATAGAGTCAACACCAATAGCGTCAGCACCAACAAGCCTACGCTTGTTACGCACCCAGCCAGTGGTAGCCATTGTGTCGTTGCCATGGCGGGATTCGAGAGGAAGAACTTTACGCCCATGAAGGAAGCACATGACGGAATCATCAGGGCCAAAGCGAGCAACGTCAACGCCAAGAATTTTCTTGCCACCTTCGGGCACCTCTCTGACCATCGCCTTCTCAATCCAGTCCAAGCTGATGAGTGTGTCAGATTCCTGGCTGGGGAAGTCAGCATTAAGCTTGACCTTGCAAAAATTTGATTCAGGACCCCAACGCCTACGCCATTCCTCTGCTTGTTGAGGGTGGAGCATTTGCGGATAGATAAGCTGGTTGTGTCTGAAATTCGGAGTGTCCTCAGCAGCAATCTTAATGTTGGTCCATAGATGTGATTGATCATGCGCGCATTCGTAAGTCAACCCTGTTAAGGACACGGGATTGTAGAGCAACAAAATGTGTGTGTTGCCGCCAGCCATCATATTTTCAACTTCATCAAAGAGCTTGATATCTACACCATGAGCATCATCAATAACAAGAAGGTCATGCGGACCGTGAAGTCCATGGACCATTTGCGGGTCCTT